CTTGCATCTTCTGCTGCTACATTATCGCTCAATGCTTGATTTAAAAGTTTTACGGCAACAGGTGCACCGTTGCCGTACATAAGTTTAGCAGCCTTTAGTTTATCTTCGTCTGACATTTCAGGCCAAGCAGCTCTAAGTTCACTTGCACTTTTAATCTGCATACCACTAAAGTCAAAGTCAATAGTTGGACCGTAAGCCATATAGCCCATTTCGTCTGATGTGTTTAGATCTTTACCAGTGTAAGTACGCAAGTAACCTATATCGCCATTCTTTTTAGTTTGGTCTGGTAAAGGCTGCACGGCTTTGTCTTTTTGACTGCGTACAAATACTAGTGCTGTATCTGCATCAAGTAGTTCTGCATACTCCTTGTTGTTAAACGGAGATTTAACTTGCATGAAGTTGCTTTCAGGAACTCCTGCCATTGCTGCTAATTTCTTTTTTACTTCAAACGGGAAAGGTCTTGCTTTAGTATCGTTAGTTGCTGCTATGTAAACATTTGCCTGTCCGAATGTTTTTACGGCCCAGTCATATAAACTTTTGTGTCCAGGATGGAAAGGATGGAACCCGCCTGGCATTACTGCTACTATACGTCTTGCTTTTGCTTCAAATAATTGTCTCAGTAACATAGTTGTTCCTTAGTTCGGCTGCCAGCGTGTTCTTGGCACTAGTTTGGTTTTTGATCCCAGCGCAACATAGCCTTCGCCACCTTTTTCGCCTTTGGTTGTAGCAGTAACGTCGGCATCTGCTGAATCTAGTTGATCAATAACATGATCTTTAGCAGCCATAATCTTTCTAACCAGACCAAATATTGCGGGCAATGCTTTAGGGTTGCTCCCTGCTAGAGCAACGATTTTCGCTTGCTTCGGAGCACTTACCTTTGAACTGGTCAACCAGTCAAAGAATCCATTTTCTAAATTCTTTAATTGTCGACTGCGGCTCATTTGGTTTACATAGGTATAGATAATATTCTTCATATCACTTAGCCCCTGCTGTGGTTCTAAGAAACTGTCTATTGCTTGTGCGTTGCGTTCTGCCATAGCACGTATTTCTTTAACTTCGCTTACATCAATATTGGGTTGATGTGTTACATAGGTCTGCCCTAGTACCACCGCAGCATCACTATTTAATTCGTCAACTTCTGATATAGGCTCGCCGCTTTTACTTCCAAATTCTTCGTACTTACCATGTACCGCAACACCCACACTGCTGCCTGCTATACGCTGACCCAGTTCACTGCGCTGGTCCACTGTGTATGTTACTAGGTTAGGAGTAAACTCAAACTTACCATCTGTCTCTTGATAAGGCTTGCCGGGATGATACAGTAGGTCACCAAACACATAGCCTCTAAAATCACTAGGTGTACTGCGTTCCATGATTTGAAAAATCTGTCCCATATCGTTGCCAAACTTTTCTCTCCAGTCTTCGCCTTGTCCTGAACTTTTGATAAAGTTTGCTAGATCATCTGCGTCTGTTGATTTACGCTTGCCCCAACCATTCTTGCCTACCAATACAAATTCGCCCGTGGGTTCTCTGCCCCAGTACACAGTGGGATTACCGTCCCACTTAATAGCCACATCACCTGAATCGCTGCCTAGTTTTTCTAAAATGTCCGCTGCTTCTTGTGCGCCATCTGCGCCGTCTACAAATACTAGATCCTCAAGATGCTGATATTCACGGCCTACTCTAGCAGCCTCAGTTAGTATATTCCTGCTGGGTATGCTGCGAAATTCTAAAAAACGCATCAGTATGTTCCTCTGCGTATCTGTGTAAGTTCTTCTGAAAACAGTTTGTTAATTATAGATTCTCTGTCGCCCTTTTTAAAGACATTTTTCGGCGAACCCAGTTTAAATTTATCACAATAACTGTTCATAGCACTGTCAACTACTTCACCTAGACACTTTTCTGCCTCCGGACTGTTGCCACGGTCATGAATGCCTTTCATCTGTACAATAGCAGGAAAAAGACTTTTACGATAGATCATAGGATCGTTGCGCATATAGATGGCTACATCTTCTACAACGTCAAACGGTACTTCTGTTTTTTCGAATTCAACTAATCTCACCATTATGCAGCCTCCTTGTATGTACTTAGTTGTTCTACTAGAAAGCCTTTATGCTTACCTCTGCTGATATATTTTCCTATGCTCTTTTTCCAGTGCAATGTATTATAGTTCCAGTCTTTCTCTGCACACAGTTCTTTAAATTCTAAACCATTTACAATATATTCTTCACCTGCATTTGTAGTAATACGATATGTGTATTGCTCACTACGCATACGAGAACTTTTAGATCCGCCTAAAGCATGAAAGTTACTTTCTTTTGCTTTGTTGTATCCTTTTTTGTGTCCTAGCGCAGATGCTCTTGTTTGATGCTGAATAAAAGCATCGTAGTCGTATTGTTTTAATCCATGTAAGTAATGTTTGCCGCCGTATGCATTATTATAAGACATTGGGTCTTTAACTACGTCTTTGTTAACTATTTCTTTTTCTAAATCCCATAATGCATCTGCACTTTCTGCTTCTGCAATAACTTCTTTAGTAAAGTTTTCTTTGCCGTATTTTTTAATAGCATTTATAATACCTATACCACTACCCATATAGGAATCATTTACATCTTTTGTAGCATGTCTACCGATGTAATATTTTCCATTTATTTGGTTAGTTATTTTATAGATTATGTAATGCATCACCAGGCCCTGCACGACCAATATCTCGCAGATGTACGAGGCCCTGGATTATCACAGTTATGTCTAGCACGGAAACTTCTACGTCTCGCAGGATTAGATTTTTTAATCTTCATGTTGGGATCGCCGAAGTTTACTTTTTTAATATTCTTTGTCTTTGGGTCTTTGACATATACATGGAATTTCTTTGGACCGTCGCTACTACGTGTAGGTTTACCTAATGGTACTTTACGACCTTGATATTCAGCCTCGTCTAAATCATCGTCTTCGTTAAACCACATAACACCATATTCTAGAAAGAAGTCATCGCCTTCATAGGTTTCTTCATCTAGGTCTTGATCTTCTGTTGATATTTCAATATCAAAATCTTCGTGTCCCTGTTCAAACATATAGTTTGCTAGACGTTCAGCATATTCGTCTGCTTCTGATTCTGACAGTTTTCGCGGCAGTGCTATTTCATAAACAGTAGCACCTTGTTCAGTTTCGTATATTTCTTGTTTGGCAAATACGCTTTCGTCTAACAACTGTGCGCCTTCACGTTTTTCCATTACTACTCTTACAAAATGTTCCATCGTGCTACCTTAATGATTCAATACAGCGCTGTTTAAATTACCATCTGTATAAGTCAGTGCTGCTCTAATCCAAATGTAATTGCCTGTAAAGTTTGCGATTTTACTGTCAGTTTCGTTTTGAGCAGTATATGAATGTACTGTAAACCAATCTTCCTCAACAGGATCTAAGGCCAAAGTAGCCTGTATGTTTATGGTTCCCGAAAAGCCAGTAAATGAATACTGTACTGTGTGGACCCCGTCACTACGACCGTAGTAACCGTCACCCTTGAACTTTTCTCCGGTGACAGACTGTACAGTGCTGTCACCTACGTGTGTTTGATTTGATAATATATTTTCACTGTTTGCTGGCATACAATTATTTATCAATATCTTCAATGTAGACCAATCGTTCTACTTTGCGGATATTGTGACCCACCAACATGCGAATCATAGTCAATATTTTTTCGTTCTTTATGTAAAAATAGTTACCATTAGCATAGTATCCAGTTTCAATATTTCTCAGAGTACAAGAACCAACACGACTTTTATCTGTATTGGCTTTTAGCCAGTTAGCGAAACTTGGATCGATATCAGTACCGTTAAAATAAAGCCTAAATTCATAGGGCATTGGTGTTTTGATAATAGCAGTTTCTATGTTAGCAGTGAGAAATTCCAATACACCTTCTTTGGGACGATATATTTCCTTTACATGATGTGCTAACTTTGTTTCCAGCAGATCTACCAGTTCAACAGTGTTTGTGTACACTGTTAAACTGTAGTGAGATTCTGCTCTTACTCTGTGTTCAGGATAGGTCTGTAGTAGATCGTAGACATCTCGGGCACGGTGATATTCATTAACATTGACTCTAATATCACCGCGCCATCTTGGTATAGTTAGAGTTACTCCTTGAGCAAGATCCTTTGCTAATTTTTCCAACGTCAGTTTGGCATGATCTTTTGAATTGTAAGAACCAAAAATACTAGTAAGCTCGTTTTTTATAATTACCTTGTAAGCATACTTGTTGTAAAACAGCTTGGTTGTGTCACGCTGTTTCATTCTGTACTTCCGATACTACGTCTATTTTCAGTTCATCATCACGGAAATCAATGATCACACTGCCACCATTCTTTAGATCTCCAAACAGCATCTGTCGGCTCAGTGGACGTTTGATTTCTTTGTCAATAACACGCTGTAGAGGACGAGCACCGTTCTTAGGATCAAATCCCTTGTCTACAAGATAATCTAACGCTTCGTTGGTTACATCAATGGTAATGTCCTTTTCTGTGACCATGTTCTTCAATTCCACTAAGAACTTGCCAACAATCTTCATCATAGTCTCTTTGCCCAACTTGGCAAACGTAATTACACCATCAAGTCTGTTGCGGAATTCTGGAGCAAAGAACTGCTTAAACTCTGTGTCTTCGTACTGACGATCATCTTCACTGCCAAATCCGATTGAATTCTTTTCAGTCTGCGCAGCGCCAAGATTAGTTGTAAGAATCAGCACACAGTTACGAGCATCTGCTTCTTTGCCATTTGATCCAGTTACCTTGCCATTGTCCATCAACTGTAGAAGAATTTGACTCACATCAGGGTGTGCTTTTTCAATCTCATCCAGCAACAGTACACAGTTTGGATTTTCCTGCAGACGAGTAATCAACTGACCACCATTGTCTTCGTGTCCAACATAGCCTGGAGGTGAACCAATCAGTTTGGATACTGAATGCTTCTCCATATATTCACTCATATCAAAGCGTACCAGTTTAACACCTAGATTTTTAGCCAATTGTTTTGCTGTTTCAGTCTTGCCTGTACCAGTGGGCCCCATGAATACAAAACTACCAATGGGCTTGTCTTCAGGCTTCAGTCCTGCTTGACTAACAAGAATTTTATCAACGATTGATTCGATAGCTTCATCTTGACCGTATACAGAACCTTTGAGATTTGATTCAAGGCTCTTAAGATTCTCAGTTTCTTTTTCAGCTACCTGTTCTGCTGGCATGTTGATCATCTTGCTCAATTCAAATTGAATTTCTGCTTCGTCTACAATCTTTTCACCTTCGTGATCATCTCGCAGCTTGTATCGAGCACAGGCCACATCAATAAGATCGATTGCCTTGTCCGGCAGCTTCTTGTCTGCTTGATATTTTACACTGAGTTTTACCGCAGATTCGATAGCAGCTTCAGTAATAGTAGTGTTGTGATAGTCTTCGTAGTATTTCTTAAGACCACGCAGAATATCTTTGGTTACTTCAGCAGTGGGTTCGTCAACAGTTACACGCTGGAATCGACGCATCAGCGCACGATCCTTTTCGAAATACTTACGATACTCATCCCAGGTGGTTGACGCAACTACTTTTAGATCACCTTTGGTAAGAGCAGGCTTGAGCATGTTAGCAAGATCGTTAGCACTGCCACTGCCACTGGCTCCTGCACCACTCATCATGTGTGCTTCGTCGATAAACATAATGGTCTTGCCCTGTTTGGACAAAGCCTGCAGAACCAGTTTAAAGCGTTCTTCAAAGTCACCGCGATATTTAGAACCAGCCAGCATCGCACCAATGTCGAGATTGTAAACACGATAGTCCTGTAAGAATGAAGGCACAGCACCGTTTACAATATTGAAAGCAAGCCCTTCAGCAATAGCAGTTTTACCAACACCTGGATCACCTACCAGCAGCACATTGTTCTTTGAACGACGTCCCAATGCCAAAGCAATACTTTCTAATTCTTCACTTCTACCAATGATAGGATCAATCTTGCCCTTGTCAACTTGATCGTTGAGGTCAACTGTGAAGTTCCTCAGTGCCTTTCGAAGTTCAGGAGCCATGCCTTCCTCTTCTTCTTCGAACGTATCAAATTCTGAATTAACAAAATCATTAAACTTTGGCCGTTCGATTTTGCCCTTTTCCAAATAGTAAACAGCAATACTTTTCTTTTCACTCAGTGTGCTTAGAAGAACATCAGCCAGTTCAATGTTGTTGCGCCCAGCAAACAGAACCTGTGTAAACGCACGATTAAGCACACGTTCAACTGTTTGTGTCTTTTTTGGCTTGTATTTGACCATATCTGTTTTGATATCGTCGCACTGTGTTTTTAGATGATGCTCAAGATTTGCTTTGATATAGTCAACATCAGCACCATACATAGTAATCATATTGACAAAGTTTTCTTCACAGAACATAGCATACACTAGATGCTCCAGTGTGATATATTCGTGCTGTAGTTTTTTAGCATCGCTTACTGCCTTGTCAAAGACAAGTGCTACTTCTTTGCTCGGTTCTACCATTTTTTTCCTATTTTTTATAAAGTTTATTTTTTAAATCTTCGATATCTTTTAAGACAGATTCGTCTTCTACTTTTGGTATTTCAACATCTATCTCAACGTAAAGATTACCTCTTTGTCTAGTGTTTATATCTGGCACACCATAGCCGTTTATGCTAAAGATCTGTCCAGGACGTGTGCCTTTGGGTATCTTTAGCTGAACCTGCTTGTTGTCCAGCGTTACCACTAATATAGCACATCCTAGCATTAAGTCAAATACATTCACAGTTTTCTTAGTAATAAGATTGTTACCATCTCTGTCCCAATTCTTAGATTTGCTTACTTTGATTCTTACCAATAGATTTCCTCTAGGGTAACGAGGATGCCCGTCATCGCCTAAGCCTTGATAATTGATAGTATCTCCGTGCTTGGCCCCAGGTGGTATGTCCACAGTAACAGTTTCTAATCTACCACTGTTTAGTTTATACTGCATTATAAAACTTTTACCAGTGACAGTGTCGGCTAGATCTATACTCGCCGCCAGTGTAATATCTTTGTTGCGTGGTGTTCTGTTGTTTCCAAACGGTTGACTGAATATGTGATCAAACGGATTAAATCCTTGAGAAAAATCTTGACTATTAAAACTAAATCCCGGATTAGGATTATCATAGGCACTGCGTTTGTCACTGTTGCTTAGTATTTCGTATGCTTCGGAAATTTGTCGAAACTTGTCAGCATCTCCAGTAGGACGATCAGGATGCCATTGTCTAGCATTTTTCTTATATGCTTGCTTTATTTCTTCAGGAGTAGCAGTTCTCGGCACTCCTAATATATTATAATAGTCCATGCAATTACTTATCGCATGGACTATTATGTGCGTGTATTAACGATTAGAAATCGTCGTCGTTTGACTTGTTAGTAGATGTGTATGCCTGCGCACCAAAGAATGCTGCTACCAAACCTGCAATCGCAATAAAGTAAGTGGGTGCAATGTCACCGATGATTTGTGCAGCGTCATCTACATCAAAGAATGATGTGATAAGAATCATTACAGGATACAGCAACATACCCCAAAGAGCAAACCATGCCATTGAACGAATCTGATCTTCCTTCTTGTCTTCGTTTTCTCTCAGTTTCTGCTTGTGTTGAAACTCGGCAACTTCTCTTGCCTTTGCCATTTCTTCGTCTGTGATTATGCCATCACCGTCTGTGTCTAGGTGTTCAAACGCACTACCGTTTTCAAGTGTTTTGGGTTTTCTTGCCATTATTTTCTCCCTCAAATAAATCTATAGTATGCCCTTGCTACTATATATTTAGTTGAACGGATTTAAATCGATGCCTCTGGGTCGTGTTTCTACAGCAACGCTTGCTTCATCTAGTGCAGCTTCTGCTGCTTGATAATAGTTGTTGTACGCAACGATAATTGCCTGTTGCTGTTGTACCAACGCACGGATGTCTGAAAAGTTAAGGCCTAAATTTTCATAACCTTCACCTGTGAGTACAAACATAGCAAGTGGTCCTTGACTGCGCAGTTCATTTAGTTTTGTTTCTAAATTTTCTTCGTTTATGATGACCCACTCAACACGACGAAGACTGAGTTCATCCACCGGCGGTAAGGTCAGTTCTGGCTTGTCTAATGGCTTAGCACTGACCTCAATCCGCTGCGGGCTATTGCCCAGGCATCCCGCCAGCAGTAGGACCAGGCCAAAGCCAAGGACTGATTTAAAGGATAGATTCATTCTTCGATCACCTCTCTCGGACCAGACCACAACCACGGACATTCTTTGTTAAAACTTTCGCCATTTGTGGCATTTTGTTCTGTCTCCGTTAATGGTGAACCACTTAGTATTTCAAAGCATCTACCTGCATTTACTGTGCCTCTATTAATGGCACGTTGGATACTATCGGGTCTTTCAGCAGCAAGTAAACCTAGATCAATGTCACTGAGTTTAGTTGCTAACCTATCATTTTGTCTGCGTATGTCAGCATAAGCTTGATTTATGCGGCGAGTTTCTTCCTGCGCTGCCGCATAATCTGCTTGTAAACTAGCAATAGCATCTTCACTTAGTTGTACTGCTGTTTCTAACCTAGCATTGTTTTGTGTTAAAACAGAAATTTTAGCCTGACTGTCAGTATAATACCAATAGCTTGTTCCGCTAATAACTACAATAACAACAAATAACATGCCGCTGAGTTTCATAATTTTATCCCAATAGTTTTTCTAAAGTGCGAGGACCAGCAATGCCATCTGCTGAAAGACCATTCTTAGTCTGCCATGCTTTTAGCGCACGTTCTGTGCCAGGCCCAAATGCTCCATCAGCACCAATGCCCAATGCTTCCTGCATCATCTTAACGCCTTCGCCACGTGAGCCTTTGCGCAGCACACCAATTTCACCAACGTCAACATCATCGTCGTCTTTATCGTTGACTTCAGGAAGGGCAACTTTTCCGCCTAGAACTTTGATTGCGTTAGCATAACGCTTTTGACGATCTTCAAGACCAATATTACCACCATTGATACGTTTGGTCATCAGCACAACATCATCTGTGTCTGCAATAGTGTTTAGTTTGTTTGTGTTCCAGAACCAGCAAGCGGATTCAACTGCACCCTTGGGTGTTGCTACATATTCTGCTGCTTCTTCTGCTGTCATGCCAATGCTCTTACCAAAGCCAGTATAGTTGTCACGTCCTGTTAGTTGCTTTAGTCCACGACCGCGGAATCTCCAACCGTCGCCTGCTTTGACATTGCCCATTTTTGATTTACGGAACTCATCCATATAAACATAGTTGGCAATCTTTTCTGGATTTCTAGCATATTCGTCAGCATTGCGCTTGCCTGCTCCAAAGTAACGACCAAACACAGCATTTAGTGACTTTGCTGAATAGTTTAGATTTTCTTCTAATGTTCTAAAATCACCACTTTCGTGACCGCACTGACTAACAAAGTGTGCCACTCGTCTTTTGGTTGTGATACCATACTTTGGCATAACTTCTACAAGAGCTTTGTACCAATCATCTACATTTTTGTTAGTTGGTATCATTGCTGCCAAGTGCTGTTTAGAAAATTCAAAATCCATACTTATATCCTTTATGTTATAATTCTTTCTAACACAAGAGTAGTTTCATTATTCTCAAATGTTAGTTTGTTTCCGTATTTGGTAATATTATAATCACCTATATATTTTGATAAAAATATTATCTCAGCAAAGTCCCAAGGGTTAAAACTCTCGTTAATTGCGTCTAATGTCTGTTGAGTTGGTCCGATGTCTACGAATTTAAAAAACACTGGGTCAGCATATGCTTTTTTAATTCGTAGTATGTCATCCCACATGTCTACGTTTTCTACAAAACTTTTGTTAAAGAAATTTTTGTAATTGTTTAGCACAGACTCTGTGATTTTTAAATCATATTCATCTGAACTAACTGGTATGTTAGCTTCTAGAGTTGCCTGATCCATCGGCAAGCTGCGGAAATTTTTGTAATAGCGAAATTTAAGATCATCCATGCCTGTGAGCTTACCAACACCGTCGGTGAGTTCCATTATCTGTTCACTGGCTCTGCGATCTCTTTCAATCTCAACAAATACTTTATATGTACCGTCACTCTGTTCACCACTGGTAGCATCAGCGTCTAATACAAAGCTGTATCCACGCTCGACAAATCCAACTAGATCATCTGCGCCTTCTTTGGTCTTTGTGCTAAAGGCAATGGTAATAATATCTTTGTCCGCGCCCATCTTGCTCTTGTATGCGTCTATCTCTACGATACGGTCAACAAGATTTCTTAGGTCTTCTGTTCTTAGACTCATATTGCTAGATCTCCATCGCCTGCTACTGTTTGGTCTGCTGGCTGTTGTTCTGGTGTAGGTGCAGGCGATTGCGCAGGTTCTTCATATGCAGCCTCGATGTAGCCTGTATAGATATCAGCAATTAATTTTTTAGGCATCTGTATCTGCACTATCCAAATAGGATTACGATCTAGTTTGCCTTTTTTAGTACCAGGTCGAACGTCATCAGGTGTTTCGATCTTTCTAGGTACTATGATATGACTGCGCTGATAACTTACTTTACAATCGTAGTCTAACAGTCTCTTGCCGCCCATTGGGTCTGGCATCTTATCTTCCGGCCACATAAAACTACAGGTAACCCAGTGACGATCAATCTTTGGACCTTCTGCCAGTTCGCCATCTTCCCAGTTTTTGTAAACATAGATGTCAAGTTGATCCAGTACACGTTCAAAATCTTTTAAAACTTGGAATGCGGTGTTTGAGTCATAGATACCTTCTATGTTCTTAATAATATCAAGTACGTCATGCATGATTAATTAACCTATTTGTTGCTATACTTATTTATCGCGGAAGCAGACATAAACTATATTATTTCTCTTGTGCGGAGATGGTAAATATGATTGTAGGGACAACTTTGCCTTACAGCAAAAACGGTCCTTACGAATTTTAACCCCAAGGAGGACACTTAATGGGTGCGAAGAGAGCTTCTAAAAAACGAACTAACTTTCAACAAACCAACTCAAATGTAGTTGAAATCAACACTTATCAAAAAAAGAAACCAGTAACAATACTTCCGAGAAATAGAAATCAGGAAAGCTATGTGTTAAAGCTGCTGGACGAGACAAAAGATATAGTCTTCGGAATTGGTCCAGCGGGAACAGGTAAAACACTTTTAGCTGTGCAGGTAGCTGTAAAACTATTCAAAGAAGGTGCTGTTGATAAAATTATTGTTACTAGACCAGCCGTGTCAGTTGACGAAGATCTAGGTTTCCTACCAGGAACACTAGAACAGAAAATGGCACCATGGACTAGACCAATTTTTGATGTATTGAAGGAGTATTTTAGTGCTAGAGAAATAGAAGGTATGATCGAAGAAGGTATTATTGAAATTGCTCCGCTGGCATATATGCGTGGCAGAACCTTTAAGAACAGCTTTATTCTAGCAGACGAAATGCAA